CGAAAGACATCTTCTGGGCGTTTAAGGAGGCGTCACGGTTCGACGCGGAGTTCATGCGGAAGGTCGGCCAGCCCCTTGGGGCCGCGATGGCGGAACAGGTTGACCGCATGTGGCAGGATGCCATCGACAAGGCGAAGAAACCCGAAGTGCGCTAGCGAAATCAGAGAGGGACGCATGAAGCCAACGCCTATTGGGCGGTTCGTAGACACGCCATCCTACGAGGAGTTGCAGGAGGAGATTGCCCGCCTGCGGCTCACCGACGAGGAGAGGGCGGCCCTGCATTGGTTTGCCCACTACGGGCTACCGGAACACCGCGCCGCCACGCTTCGCAGTCTGCTAGAGCGGCTGGCGTGACGCTCTTGAGCGAAGGGAGAGACGGATGGAAGGATTCGACGGCAACTTTGACCTGACGTGCGAGAACTGCCGGTTCTTTGAGTTGAACTACAAAGAAACCGGAGGCGACTGCCGAAGGTATGCGCCAAAGCCGATGTTATTCGCGGACACCGAAGAGGCTCACACAGTAGACATTGTGTGGCCGGAGATGGGCCTGGAGGATTGGTGCGGAGAATTTCAGCCGCACCCGATCAGCGCCGATCGCAGAAAGCAATGGCGTGAAAGGCGGAAAGAGTACATCGCCGAAATGGCTCGCCAGAGTCAGCCAGAACCGCCGACTGGCTGAAGTGCGCTATCGCGGCGAGAGACGCCCGCCACCCCCTCACTCGCGCCCGCCGGCCGTGCCATTCTGCTAGGGAATCCCCCAACGGTTCCCGAGCAGGCCAATGCCGTCCTACCTTCGCGAAATTGCCGACGCTCTTGCGGCCAGTCTCAACACCGTGTCGTGGGAACTTTCGCCGATCACGATCGAGCGAAAGAACTGGGTCACGGTCGACATCGAGGGCATGGCGAACCCAGTGATTTACGTCACGCCGGGCAACGCCGACGTGCAGCGCATCGGCCGTCAACAGAGCCAGATTGACTACACGGCCCACGTCTTCATCGGTCGCCACGTCTCGACCGACCAGGAGGTCGACCAGATGATCGACCTGGCCGGCGAGGTGCTGCTCCAGATCAGGGCGCATCAGTGGGTCGACGCGGATGATTGGCCCGGTGGCGTGACGAGCCCCGAGAGCTCTAGCATCGAGATCAACCCAGACGACGCGCTCAACGACCGCAACGTCTGGCGGGCTGTCATCACGGCGAGTTACCGGGTGCTCGAAAGCGACAACCTCCCGGTGGAGTGACGCATGGCTAGGGCAAGCCGAGCGTTTATCCGTCCCGGCATGATCGGCGGCAATCGCCGTGAGTTGTCGGCTGGCAGCCGGTCGGAGCTCGCCTTCCGCGTGAAGGTTCGCGGCAACTTCTTTGACCGCCCGAAGATTCGCCGTATGGTCGACGACATGACTTATCGGTCGCTCTACAACGCCGGGTACGCCGTGAAGCAGGCGGCAAAGAAGGGCATCGGCAGTGCGGCCCCCAAACAGACCAAGGCCGGAAACAAGGCTGTCGGATCCGGTGCCGTCGTCGAGTTTCACGGCGGGCTCTACCGCGACCTGACGATGCTGTCGAGCGGGAAGCCTCGTCCGCCTGGGAAGCCAGCGAAGTCGTGGGCTCCGAAGCGGTGGCTATACTACAGCGTCGTGGACACGATGAATCGCGGAATGTTCGGGATGCCAACCGTCGTGATCGGCACCCAGCGCACGCCGTGGCTGGCCCGGCTCCACGAGTTCGGCGGCACGCTCCAGTTGACCGCCTACCGAATCGGCGTTGGGGCGGCGCGGAACGCCTACCTGCGAAAGCGTGGCAACGGCAGGCAGGGCAGGGACGCCAAGGGGCGATGGACGACAGCCCTGCCGCAAAAGAACCAGTACGAATACGGCGCTCTGATCTGGGCCAACAAGCGGCCTAGGTTCAGCCGCAACTGGGAGCGGACGACCATCACCAAGGCTGCCCGCTATCCGGCCCGCCCGTTCATGCAGGGGGCCGCCGGGGTACAGAAGGCGGTCGCCAAGGCGAACGTGAAGTTCCGCAATATGCTGCGCCGGGCAGGGTAGACCCCCTACGGTCGCCGCTCTGCCGCTCCTAGTTTGAGCGTATCGCCGCACGCAGGCGACATCGCACACACAGGGAGGCAGCAATGTCCTTTACAATCGTCCTCGGCAAAGACGTGACGCTTACCGGCATCGCCGGAGCGCGCAGTTGCACCGTCTCGTCGTCTGCCAGCGAAATCGACACCACCACGCTTGGCGGGCTGACGCATCGTCGGTTTTCCAAGGGTCTGGCCGAGCAGACCATCGAGATTGAGTGCATCGACACTCCCGGCTGCGCGGCCGGAGACACGATCACCATCGGCGGCACCGAGACAGGAAACGCCTCGTACATCGTGACGAGCGTCGCCCAGGCCGAGCCAATCGACGGCATCGTCACCTACACCGTTTCCGGCACCCGCGCCCCAGCCACCACCTGATCACTAGGAGCCCATACACATGGCAGTAACTCTCGGCCGCAGCGGCACGCTTACCGCACCTTACGGCGGCAACATTATCAGCGTTACCAGGACCGTCGAGTCGGAGGCGGTCGATATCTCCAACCGCTCCAACACCACGGGCGGATACCGGGTCTCGCGGGCTGGCTTCAAGGCCGTCACCTGGGAGATCGAGTGCCACGATCCCGGCGTTGCGATGACGGACCTGCTGGACGCCAACGCCGACAACGGGGCCACCGTGACCAGCGTGACCGAGAACATCAGCGTCGACGGTGCCGTGACGTTTACGATCACGGTCAGGGGCGGAACCTGACCCGTGGCGATCACGCTGGGGAAGGACTGCTCGATCTCGTTGGGCGGCAACATCGCCAGCGCGCGGAGCGTCACCCTTACGGAGACGGCCCGCACGATCGACGTTGAGGCGTTCGGGTCGCGTCTGGTCGAGGTTTACAACACCGGCTACGACGCGACCGTCACGGTTGAACTGAACGACGCCAGCGACATCAACTTCGGCCTGCTCGAAAACGGCACGTCGATCACCGTGTCGGGCGGCTCTGGCAATTGGTCGTTCCCGGCGGTCGTGACAGGCATCTCGGAAACCTTTTCCGTTGACGGGGTCGCTACGTTCTCTGTTGAGTGCAAGATGGCCCGCACAGGACTGAGGTAGCCAATGCGTGAGTTCAAAGACGATGAGGGCAGACCGTGGAGGCTGGCGCTGACCGTGGCATCGGCGCTCCGCGTCAAGGACATGGTGTCGGTCGACGTGACCGACGAGGACGGCACCAGGCGGACGGTGCCGTTTGACCTGGTCGACGCCGCCTCGATCTCGCAGACGTTCCAGGTGCTTCGCACCCAGTACGCCAAGATCGGCGAAGTGCTCTACGCGATCCTTGTGAAGCAGGTCGCGGAGAAGGGGCTCGACAAGGAAGCGTTCCTCGAAGGGCTGCGGGGCGATGCTCTCGACGCGGGCGTCAAAGCGTTGGAGGCCGAGCTTGTCGATTTTTTCCCGCCGCGCCTCCGCAAGATGATCGGTCTTCTCGCCGCCAAGATGGACGAAGTGGCAGGCGAGATGCTGACGAAAGCGGAGGCGGGTCTGGAAGCCGCGAGCGCGGAGACGCTGATCGCACAGTCTGGGACACCATCTGGGAAGCCGCCGGAATCCTCGGAGTCCACCCCGGCAAGTGGACCCTCCGGCAACTCATCCTCGCTAGAGACAGCCGCTTAGAGCATCAGTGGTGGCATACCGCCAACCTCATCGCCCAACAAGCCAACATTCACAGAGACAAGCACAGCCCGAAGGCAGACCCCCGAAAGTTCAACCCGTTCGCCAAGAAGACGAAGCCCAAGGCGCGAGAGGCAACTCCCGAGGATCTTGAGCGGCTCTTCGGCAAAGACTGGGCCAAATACGCATGAGCAACGCTGGAGCAATCAAAGGCGGCGGCGTATTCGTCGAGATCGGGGCTGACCCGCGCAAGTTCTTTGCCACGTTGAACAAGGTCAACAAGGCGATGGGCGACATGGGCCGCTCGCTCGCCGGGGCTGGTGCGAAGATCGGCGGCATCGGCGTGGCGACGCTCGCGCCGTTTGCCGCTGCGGTGCGGGAAGGGTCGGCGTATCAGTCGACGCTGTTGAATATCCAGGCGTCTGCCGGCGTGACGGCCCAGGAGCTCGACCGGCTCAAAACGGCGTCCATGCAGATGTCGCAGGCGATGGGCGTCGGGCCGACGCAGATCGCCAACTCATTTCTCGAACTGCTCAAGGCTGGCATGACCGTCGAGCAGGTTCTCGCCGGGGCAGGGCAGGCGGCGATTGAGTTTGCGACGGTCGGCCAGATGGATGTGGCCGAGGCTGGAGTCGTGATGGCAGACGCCATGAAGGTCTTTGGCGTGACGGCTGACGTTGCCGCCAATGCGATCTCCTCGGCGGCTGATGCTTCGAGCACGTCGATTGCCGGTCTGTCGCAGGCGTTCTCGCAGGTGTCGGCGGTCGCCGCTCTGGCGAATCAGTCGATTGGCAGCACGTCGGCAGCGCTGGCGATCCTTGCCAACGCTGGCGTGAAGGGCAGCGACGCTGGCACTTCGCTCAAGACGATGCTTCTTCGGCTCATGGCCCCGGCAGACGAAGCCGTCGACGCGCTCAAGTCAATCGGGCTTTCGGTGGAGAGTTTCCGCACCGCCGATGGCAAGATGCGTCCGCTTGTCGACATCATCGGAGTGCTCAACAAGTCGCTCGCCGGTCTCAACCAGGCGGCGAAGGATGACATCTTCCGGCAAATCTTCGGGCAGGATGCCATTCGTGCTGCTGCGATCCTGACGAGCACTGGCGTCAAAGGCTTCAACGACATGACTACCGCAATGGGCGGTGCGATGTCTGTTGGCGATAAGTTCAAGACGATGATGAGCGGGCTGGCTGGGGCGGGTGGCACCGTCCTCGCTGCGATGAAGCGGGCCGCGATTGCGATCGGCGAGGCTGTCGGGCCAGCATTGATGGAGTTCGGCAAGCAAGTCGCCGGTGCCTTGGACTGGCTGGCTCAGTTTGCCCGCGAGAACCCGGCCGTCGTCGCATCAGTCGGCAAGATGGCTGCCGGTGCGATAGTTGCCGGCTCGGCGTTCACGACGCTCGGCCTTTCGCTCCAGGCGATGAGCTTTGCGGCTGGCGGGTTCCTGAAACTCGGCAGCCTCATCATCTCGCCGCTCACGGCCACGGCAGCGGTCGCAAGCTCGCTCGGCCAGGCGTTCACCGCTGCCTCCGTTCGGGTCAGCCTCTTCGCATCTCGCGGTATTGCTGCTGTCGCACAGTTCGCGGCAGAGGCGACGGCGAAGATGGCGATCTCGGCCGCGCAGACCGGGGCGGTGGCGACCAACTATTTCGCCGGGACGATCTCGATCATGTCTGCCACGGTGGCCCGCGCCGCCGAAGGCAACTTGCGTGCGGCTGCGATTGGCGTGCAGGCGATGGCGAAGATCGGCGCTTCCGGGGCGTCGAGCGCTCTGATCGCCGGGGCTCAGATTGCGAGGCTGTCGACGCAGGGCGGGACGCAGCTTCTTCGTCTTGGCGTGCAGGGCTCAACCGCACTGGCGACCATCGGCACACAGGCCACGGCGACGGGGGCTCTGACGGTGGCGTCGTTCGCCAAGTCGCTGGCCTCAATGGCGGCCTACACGGCATCGTCAATCGCCTCGGCTGGGGCGACTGCGTTGGCCTGGGCGGCTGCAAACACGCCGCTCCTAGCGTTGGCTGGCGTGGCCGGCGGTGCGATTCTCGTCATGTCGCAGTTGTCGTCGCTGGTGTTCGATCTCGGCTCTAGCGTCAAGGAGAGTTTTAATACGGCTGTCGCCGAATCCGTCGTCGTGTTCAACGATCTGAAACAGATCGCCATGACAACCTTTGGCGCGGTTTCTGACGCTCTCGCGGCCGGAGACATGGAACTGGCGATGAAGGCTGCGATGGAAGGCGTGGTCGCCGCCTTCGCTCGCGGGGCAGGGGCGTTGATGTCGAAGGTCGACGGTCTCAGTGCCGACATCATGAACACGCTCGATGCGTTTGCGACCTTCGCCGCCAACCCGACTCTCGGTCTGCAAATGGCGCTCGGCGAAAACCCGGCGATTCTTGCGAAAGATCCAACGCTCAAGGCGCTCAACGCTCGGCAAGACGCACGGCTCGGCAAGGTCACCGAGAACGACGCAGCGAGAGCAGCCAGTCAGCGAGTGGCCGACCAGAAGGTGCTGGACATCGCAGCCCTTGCCGCTGCCAGGCGGGCAGAGAAGGAAGCGGGTCCGCCGATGTGGATGGACCCGAAGAAGATCGCCGCCATGAGGCTCGGCGCTGGTGCCGCAGCCGGGCCGGATGCCGCGATGCTCGCAGGCGTTGCCGGGCTCGAAGGAATCGGCCCGAATGGCATGAGTGGTCAGGTTGGCGACCTTATGAAGAGCATCAACCGCGCTGGCTCCGAGAGCGCTCTCGACGACGCCATCGGCGAATTCAAGGCACTCAAGCAGTTTGGCCGCATTACGGGAGAGCAAGAGTCGGATCTGATGTTCGCTTTGGAGAATGCGGTTGGTCGTATGCAGCAGTCCAGCCAAGGTGAAGTGGCTGGGTCATTCTCGGCGTCTGCCCTCGGCGGAATGGGCGTTGGCGGTTCGCTGGCATCGAAGCAGTTGGATGAGCAGAAGGAAACCAACCGCATTCTGAAAGACAAGCTCGGGCTCGGGGAGGTCGCCGCCTAATGGCAACGTGGGTCGAAGATAACGCCAGCCGCTCCGCGACGATCTACCGTCTCGGCAAGAAGGCCACGTCGACGATGACGCGGTCCTACAAGGTCTTCGGCTACACGGACGATGTGCAGCTGCACGCGGACTGCAACCAGCGGATTTCCAGCACGCTCCGGTTTTGGCAATACCCAGGGGCCAACGTCCAACTCCAGGCGGAAGCCTATTCGGTTGACTACCTCGGCGACGACGCATGGCACGTCGAGATTCAGTACGAGAAGATCGGTGCTGACGCGCAAGAGCCTGACCCTCTGCGGCGGTCGCGCTCGTTCGATACGAGCGGCGGGATGTCCCACATCACGCAGGCTGACGGCGGCAAGATCAACGCGAACGGCAGCACGACCACGCGAACCGGGACGGAGCGGCGTTTTCCTTCGACCGCCCCCAGCATGGACTCTGCGATCGGCGTCGATGACAACGGCGTGCAAGGCGTCGACATCGTCGTGCCAGCTTTGACGTGGACGGAAACGTATGACGTGAAAAGCACCTACGTTAACAGCGCCTACATCAAGAGCGTCGCGGCCCTGACCGGCACGACCAACGGCGCAGCGTTCAGGACGTTTGAGGCTGGCGAAGTTCTTTTCTTGGGCGCGAGCGGCTCGCAGGAATGGGACGAGGACAAGGGCGACGGCCCGTGGACGCTCTCGTTCAAGTTCGTGGCGTCCAAGAACCTGACCGCACAGACGATCGGCTCAATCACTGGCATCGAAAAGAAGGGCCACGAATATCTCTGGGTCCGCTACGAGAGCTCGGTGAGCGGTAGCGATTTGGTGAAAAAGCCAAAGTACGTCTACGTCAACACGGTCTACCGCGAGGGCGACTTCTCCGGCCTCGGCATCGGGACTTCGTAATGGCCCGCAACGACGGACGCATTGAGGCAGGCCAGAAGCTCGCCGGGGCGATCTCGGCGCGGGCGTGGAACCGCGCGCAGGACGCAGCGGATCGCGTGCTCGGGGTCGGTACAGGGTTCACGGGTGGCGGTGCGACCGGGGCGGACCCCGCGCCCAACGTCGTCCTCATCAAGAACGACAGCGGCGCCGACGTTCCGTGGCTGGGCGTAATGGGCATCAGCGGGACCGCATCAACTCCGCACGCCGGCCAGCAGGGCCAAGTCGATGAAGCTCTCGTGCCCGGCTTCATCTCATCGCCCGTGCTCACAGGCGTCGTCCCTGTGTCTGGCACGCACGACGACGCCTTTGTGATCGCGCTTGAGCCGATCGCCCAAAACAAGATCGGACGGGCGGCCTGCGGCGGCGTCTTTGCCGTGATCGTCAACATCTTGAACGCCAACCACAAGTACGCAACCGTAAAGAACGGCGACGTGACGCAGCTACAGTCCGCCGGCTGCGGCAGCGTGCAGTTGCTGGCGAGGCCTGACTTGCCGCCGGGCAGCGGACGCTATTGCGTGGGGTCGATGTGAGGCACGCGAAGAAATGCCGCTGCTGTGCTTGCACGGTCGCACAAATCTTCCGGTGCGAGCAGGCGCAGACGTTCGGCATGTGGGACGTGGCGGGCCTGTTGCCGCTCATCACCTGCGACGGCTTGCCTTATGGTCGGCGGCTCTGGGTCGACTCTGCCTTCCAGACGGAAGACAAGGTGGCGGATCGCATCACGAATGGGGCGATCAGCGTCGATCTCAATGCCGTGGGCATTACGGTCAATAACGGCGGGACAGTCGGCCAGAGACTTTGGAACGACGGCCAGATTGGGTGTTCGCTGTTCAATAACGCGGCCAGCGCTGCGATTGTCAATTACGGGGGCGTGGTAGGCCAGCAATTCGCACGACAGGACATTGCTTTGACCGCTGGCGGCACGACGATCACGCGAGCAGCGGGGGCAGGGCATGATTCCCTATCGCTGATTTCATGCGAGCGAGTCCCGCCGCCAGAGAGCTTGTCGCTTCGCGGCCGTTACGTCACCGCGCACACTCCGTCAATCGACAATTCCTCTGTCGTTGCGGGCGGGCTGTGGCTAGTACAGTCCACGGGGTTTCCTGGCTACACAAATCAGCCAATCGTAGGGCTACGCAATGGCGGCAGCGAGTTTCCGCAGTCTATTTCATGGGCTTGCACGGCCGACGTTTACAGAAACGGAGAGTTTGTTGGCAGCACAACTGCGCTTCGCGGGCCTGTGTCAGTTGAGTTCGTGGATTATGAGGAGCAGGTGGACAGCCGATACTGGACGATCTTACTCGACGGAGAATCGGTCCCTCGGTCATTTCCTCAGTTGGGATCACAAGCCGATGCGCAAGCGTGGATAAACGGCCGGCGAGTGAGAACCACGTGCGTAGGTTTTTTCCCAAACAGAGTGTGCACGGACGAGGTTTTTTTCGTTGCCCCAATCGCGGCAACACCCTTCTACGTGAACATTGGTCGAGACATCTATCGCTACAGGACGCCAGTGGCGGGGATCGTTTCGGGGCGCACGGGTTATTTGCAGTCTCCAATACCTAATGAGTTAGCAGGTAATCCGGCGAACATATTTCCGCCGGTAGGCACATACACAGGGCCGTTTTTTGTCGCGGCGAATTCGATCATAGAGGTGCGGATCCCGTTTGCGGACAAAGACTTGGACCCGGAGGATTTATTTCGCGTCGATCGCTGCGACGGGCTTATGAACACTGCGGAGTGGTCTACGCTCACGCATGAAGAAGGCTCGTACCTTGTGGTCTCGAAATGTGACAATTCATGCGATCCGGCAGGACTTTTGGATCCGGCGTCGCACGTTGCGATGGGAACGCACCAGCCGCTCGCTTTACAGCCTCCTGTGCCGATCGCGTTTATGTCTTCACCGAAGAACGTGGCCCAGCAAACCACGATCTTTAGCTCGTTTGTCATTGATAAGACTCCGCCGCCGCTGTTCTGGAACGTGTTTGACGACATGACAGTTGCAGAGTCGGCGCAGAAAGGGCCTGTCGACTGGGAAATTCTTTGGAGCGTTCGGTCGGACGAACCGATCGGACCATTGGTGAGCGAGTTTTCCGACGGCGGTGTTGAGCCAACAAGGTGGACGGCAAAAACCTACCAATGGCTTGGAGCGAACCCAGGGCAAAAGCAAACAACAAGCTTCAACACAGCAACATACCTTCAGCCGCTTGAGCCAGGCGAATACTCCATAACCGTAACCGAGCCAGTCAAAGACCGTGCCGGCAACGCCGCCCTTGAACAACCGGCGGTAACGTTCAAGGTCGTCGAGGGAACGGAGGACGAGCGTCGCGGACGACCGCGATTTGAGATTCCGTTTGAATCAAACGCTTTGGTCAACGGCCAGATATTCGGTGGTCGCGAATACCCGGTCACGCAGATCGACGTTGTGTTTGCCGATCACGTTTACGGCGTGACGAAACGGCACTTCGAGCTTAAAGGCTTCGGGCGTTACTTGGATAAATCCGTCGAGCCGCCGGCGCTGGCTAACGGCGAGATACCGCAGTTGATGTATGAATTCCCGCCGCAGCCGCCGGACGGCGACACCGAACTAGAACGCATCAATCCACGCGGCATCACTAAGGTCGAGCGCCTATCAAGCAAGCGGCTGAGGCTGACGCTTGACTCGGCCATGCAGTTTCCCGGTTCTAAGTGGCGGCTGTTCTTTACGCCAGACAAACAAGCCTTTTGGGCTGACGCTCTGCCGATTGGCTTTGATTTGGAGTATCGACAGACGCCCGCGTTTATTTCCGACAGCGGCGGCCCTGTTGGCGAGACACAGTTGTGGCAGGTCAAGTTTCCGGGCGGCATAGATTGGCCGCTGTTTTATGACGTTGACGAAGAAAAGTGGCAGATACCATTCGGCGACGCGACCTATGACGCTGGCGACCAGATTGAGTCAGAAGACCAACTGGCGGCCGACCTGACGGGCGTTGGCATCTGGATCAAATTCAAAAAGCCAGTGCAGATGGCGTGCCGCACCAACTGGATCGTCGTTCGCCCGCCAGGCACGACGCCAGAGCGAATAGACGTAAGCGGATCCATCATCGGCATCGGCGGCGTGTCCAGCGTCACGACCGAGATCGACGAGCCAGACTCAGAGGGTGAGCCGTGGCGATCGCAGATTTCCGCGAGCGGCTCCATGTGGCTTTCAAAGACGCCAGGCACGTTTCTGCATGGCTCGCCTGAAAGCGTCGATCCGTTTGTGCCGTCAGTTCCACCAATTCCCGAAGAGGGTGACCCGCCATTAACTGAGCCATATTCTTACTGGGGTCTCGATACGACGATTTACCCGTCTCCGCCAAAGCGACTGCGGCCCTGCAAGGCACCAAAGTCACACCAGCCCCACGGCAGCGTGTTCGCCGGTGGCACTGAGTTCGGAATCAATGCGGCGCTCAGCTTTGCAGTTGTTCCTGGCAGTGACGGCCCACCAGAGTCACTGCCTTCCGGGAAGGTTTATGGAACAAACGTCAGCATCGATTTTGGCATATGGAGGTGGTCGTTATCCATTGCGCCGCAAATGTTTGGAGTGAATGCGTTCACGATTGGAGCCGCTCGCAATTTATTTAACAACCTGACATTTCAACCATCGGGCGCGCCAAATCGATGGAGCTCCGACCATAACCAAACTGCGGTGATCGGAAATGCGTACACAGCCATTAGGAGCGTGGGCAACATGGTTAGCAGCGTCTATGTCCCTATCTATAGGCTTGGCGACATCTCCGGAGTAATGCCGAGCTCTTTTGCCGGGCCAGATGACAAGGATTTTCCGCTGACAGACGGCAGCGTGTTTACGCTTGGGCATCTATCGCAAGTCACCGTTGGAAGCGGCGGATGGTCGCTGCGAGCGCTTCGCACATGCACTTCCTACGCTGGAATCGGAACGTCAACGCCAAACGAGATAGTTTTGGAAATAACAGGAAATGTTGGAGTCCCAAACTACTGCTATGCAGCACCTTTTACATACAACAACACGCTAAAAGCATGGAACCCTACAACTCTGTGCATCGCTGGCTTTAACTTGACGTACAATGCCAGGATAGTGCTTTCCGGCCAGCAGGAAGCTGCTTTCATGGGCGGGCAGTCTGTCTCGGTGGCCGCTGATGTGTTTTCAGAAAATTACACGCCCGACGACAAAGGGACAGCCCGTTACGTTGGACGCCATGTCTGGACAATCTCCAAAGCCTAACGGCCTCGGCGATCTCGTCGCTGCCGCGTTTGCCAGCGTGGGCATCACGAAGGACCGCGCGCAGGCCGTCGCGGATCTCGCCGGGTTCGAGGACTGTGGGTGCGCGAAGAGGCAGGAGCGGCTCAACGAACTGGGGCGCATCGTCGGGATCGGCGGGCCACCCCCTGCGTCTGATTCGCCACCACCCGTAGGCTAACGGCACACCCCAAAGGGCTGCCGATGGCTGTTTTCTCGCAGATTCCAGGCGATCTCGACCTCCGCATCGTGCGCGGGGACGAGGTGACTTTCTCGGCCGTCTTCGCTGCCACGAACCTCACTGGCTTCACCGTCACGGCTGCGGTCTACAGCGGCTTCGGTGCGACTGCGACCGACACGCCTGTCGCAACGCCGACCGTTACAGTCACGATGGCGACCGTGAATAGCGTCACTTCGAGCACCGTTCAGATCAGCATGACCGAGACGCAGACGGCAGCGATCTCGCCGACCGGCTCAAATCGCTGGTTCCTTCGCTGGGTTTCGCCTGGCGGTGTGACGCGGACGGTGTTGAGCGGCACCGTTACTGCATCGAACCCGTGAGGTAGCAGATGGCGGGCAATGAGGTCACGGTCACGGTCTCGGGCGGCAGCACCACGACGGTCACGGTGCCAGGCTCTACCGGCGCGCCCGCGCCCACGATCACGAATGGCGGGACTGCCAATGTCAGTGTGACGAGCGTCGGCGACCGTGGGCCGCAGGGCGACGTTGGGCCGGCGACGACGCTCACTATCGGCACGGTCACAGGTGGCGCGACGGCGGCGGCGACGCTGACGGGGCCAGCCGGTGCGCAAGTTCTCAGCCTGACGCTGCCAAAGGGCGATAAGGGCGACACTGGCGCGAACGTCGAGCTCCAGACCACGTCAACGCATCTCCAGTGGCGGCCAGTTGGCGGAACAACCTGGACGAATCTCGTCGCCCTGACGGCGATCACTGGGCCGCAGGGAAGCACCGGTGCGGCTGGAACGAACGGAACGAACGGCAGCAGCGTCGAACTGCAAGCCACATCGACGCATATCCAATGGCGGCTAGTTGGCGGAACAACCTGGACGAACCTTATTGCGTTGACTGCCATCACGGGGCCGCAGGGAAGCGCCGGGCCAGCCAACTCGCTCGCGATTGGCACGGTCACGACAGGCGCGGCGGGATCGTCGGCCTCGGCCACGATCACCGGCACCGCTCCAGCCCAGACGCTCAATCTGACAATCCCTCGCGGTGATGCCGGGACTGCTGGCGTCTCGTGGCAGCCTGTCCCGATGTCGCCGAGTGCGACCGGCACGGCGGGGCAGATTGCCTATGACGATTCCTTCTTCTACGTCCGCTCGGCGGATGGCTGGCGTCGCGTGGCGATTGCCTCGTGGACGCCGCTCGGTGCTCCGACTGGCGTGACCGCGACCGCTGGCGAGTTGCAGGCATCTCTGTCGTGGACCGCCCCTGCGGACAATGGTGGGTATGCCATCACTGACTATGCGGTGCAGTATTCAATCAACGGCGGCACGACCTGGACGACGTTCGCCGATGGCGCCTCGACGACGACATCGGCGACTGTCACTGGTCTTTCCGGTGGCGTGCCTCACATATTCCGCGTAGCGGCCGTCAACAGCGTCGGCACGGGGCCATACTCAACGTCGTCTTCTGGCGTGACGCCGACCGGCAGTAGTGGTGGCGACCCCAGTTTCGCTAACGTCTCCCTGTTGCTCCACATGGACGGCACGGGCAGCACGTTCACCGATTCGAGCGGCACGCCGAAAACGATTACTGCCAATGGCAACGTGACGCAAAGCACGGCGCAGTCCAAATTCGGCGGCAAGTCAGCTCTCTTCGATGGGAGCGGCGACTCGCTCTCTGCGACATTGGCAAGCTTCAACTGGTCCGCAGACTTTACGGTGGAGATGTGGGTTCGAGTGGCCTCCGGTGGAGGCTACTTCACGCTGTTTGAGGCTGGCGGACAAGGCTCAACTGTCGGCGGGCTTCATCTGTACCTCGATCAGTCACCGACGCGAGCCATATTCTTTGACAACAGCGAAGGCTATGCAGCGCCGGCAGGGCTTGTGTCTCCAGGGACGTGGACGCACATCGCAGTCGTCCGTAGCGCTGGCGTCAATTCGGTCTACCAGGACGGCCAGTTGGTGCTCTCGCACTCGCAGTCGTTCAATGTGGCTAACGGAAACATTGTGGTCGGCAGTTCTACCGGCACGGGCTTTGATTTCTCTGGGAACATAGATGAAGTCCGCGTCACGGCGTCGGCCCGCTACACAGCCAACTTCACGCCGCCGACGGCTGCGTTCCCTGACGCCTGACGCCCTGCCCGCCCGTTGACCCTCGCTCTACGCTGGCGATATGCCCCGCAGGAAGCGACAACGCCGCACGGTCTACGTCGGCGACCAGCGATGGAAGATCGAGCGGTCGCAGCGTCTTCGTGGCATCGACGGCGATTGCAACTACACCCTGCGTCGTATCCGCGTCGACGCCCGGCTCCGGGGCGTTGACCTCTTGGATACCCTGATCCACGAGCTCATTCACGCCCGCTGGCCCGACCTGAGTGAAGACGCCGTAGTCGAGTTTTCGGAGACGCTTTCGGGCGTGCTGGACGCCGAGGGATTCCGCCACCGTGACGACGAGGAGGACTGATGGCGAAGGGGAAGGGAAAGGCGAAGGCATTGAGCCTGCTCGACGACGTTCTCTCGCGGACGCGCAACCGCAGCCCTGGATTCGGGACGTGGTTTGAAAGGTTGCCAGTCGAGGCACAGGCGGAACTGGAAACGGTGCGGGCGTCGTTCGATCACTCCAGGCACCAGAAGGCTGCGT